TTGTGGGCTGTCTAGCACTACACGAAGACGACGAGGGCGGGGCCTCCTGTCACTACATCTACGCTGAGCCAGGCGGCGGTAGCACCCCACTGGACGCGGAGCCCACGCATTGGATGCCGCTGCCCGTGGGGCCAGAGGAGGAACGCGCATGACACGACGACAGGGATGGTTGGTGGTGGTGGCGATCGCTGGGCTAACCAGCGGCGTGCTCGTGGCGCAACATGGCGGCGTTGTGCTGCCCAATGGCGGGTGGGTGCCATGTGACCACCCGGCCGCAGCGGGAAGATGCGCTGGCGCCACATCGACCGCGCCAGCAGAAGCGCCACCACACGAGACCGCGCCGACTGGCGTGGCCTGCGACTACGTGTCGCCCTACACCGACCGGCCAGGCTGCGTCGTGGGCGACTACCGCATCGGCCATGTCTACCCGTTCGGCACCGCAAATCGCGGGCTAGTCATTGGCCTGAGCATGGCGAGCGACGGCGCTGAGGTGGTGACGGTCCAATACGTCTATGACCTGCCAGACGCGCCGGTGCAGGTGTGGGCGTTCGTCAACGATGGGCGGCAGCGGCCGTGGGAGTGGCAGGCCCAGCGATGAGCCAGTCCGATCCAATCTGCTTCCTCGCCCAGCTCGCTGAGGGCCGCAACTGCATCGGCACCGACCGCGACGGCGAGGGGCGCATGGTGGTGATCATGAGCGGCGACGACGCCGCGATGGTCATCGGCCGCATGGACGAACTACGCGAGGGGTTCTACGTCACACTGGTGCCGGCGCAGCAGGTGAAGACGACACGCCGGCGGAAAGAGTAATCGTGGCAAATCGACCACAAAACGCGAACTTGCGCCGCGGTGGTCCGGGGCGTCCTGCGGGCGTGCCGAACAAGGCGACGCGCGACATCAAGGAAGCCGCGCGGCGGCTAGTAGAGGACGACGACTACCGGCGGAGCCTGGTCCTGCGATTGAAACACGGGGACGCGCCGCATATGGAAACCCTATTACACTACTACGCCTACGGCAAGCCGAAGGAAACGCTGTCGGTCGAGACGCCGATGCGGCCGTTGGTCATTGACAGCATCACCGAGGCCGATGTCGAGCGCCGTCGAGACGACTGACCCGCCGGTCAGGCTCGCCCTGCACACCGGCCAGCAAGCTGTCTGGCGCAGCGCGGCACGGTTCCGCGTGCTCGCGGCGGGGCGGCGATGGGGCAAGACGCAGCTCGCTCGTGCGTTCCTGTTCGCGCAGGCGCTGCAGCGCGGCGCCGGTCGCTACTGGTATGTCGCGCCCACGCGCGAGGATGCGAAAGACATCATGTGGGCCGACCTGAAAGCGGCATGTGACCCGTCGTGGATTACCGGGCGTGATGCCATCAGCGAAACCGAACTGAGCATCACACTGCGCACACACGCGACGATTCGGGTGATCTCCGCGGAAAAGGGCGACGGGCTGCGCGGGCGTCCCCTCCGCGCGCTGGTCATGGACGAATACGCCGACATGGACGCCGCCGTGTTTAGCGAGATCCTTCGGCCCTCCCTGGCGGACTACAAAGCGCCGGCGCTGTTCATCGGCACACCCAAAAGTTACAACCACTTCTACGACCTCTGGCAGCGTGGGCACGATCCGCAGTTTGCCGGCCAGTGGGCCGCGTGGCAGTTCCGCAGCACCGATAACCCCTTCATCGACCCGGCGGAAATCGAAGAGGCCAGGCGCACGACCGACCCGCGCACGTTCCGGCAGGAGTGGGAGGCCAGTTTTGAGGCGCTCAGCGGCCGGGCCTACTATGCCTTCCATCGGCAGGCCCACGTCGCCGAGGTAGCACTTGACCCGGCGCTACCCGTCTGCGTTTCGTTTGACTTCAACATTCACCCCGCGACCGCCGTGATCGGGCAGCGGCAGCATGACCATGTGCGTGCATGGCGTGAGGTGTGGATCACGGATGCCGGGGGCGAGGCGACGCGGGCTTGTGCCACCACGGTGCAGCGTCTAATCCGCGATGTGGGCCACACGGGCCAGGTCCGCATCTACGGCGACCCCGCCGGCAAGGCGCAGAAGACAACCGGCCCCGCCGACCATGCCGTGCTGCGCGAGGTGTTTCCCGGTGCCGTGTGGCAGGTCAGGAGCGCCGCGCCGCATGTGCGCGATCGGGTGGCCGCGGTGAATGGCCGTTGCGAGACGATGGACGGGCAGCACCACTGCACCATCGACCCGTCCTGCCGCCACTTGATTGCCGACCTCGAGCAGGTCACGTTCACCGAGGCCGGGGAACTGGACAAGCGGTCGAATCCTCTGCTCACGCATGTCAGTGATGCGTGGGGCTACTTCGTCGAGCGCGATTTCCCATCGAAGCCGATCCCGGTGCCGCTGGCGTCTGGGATGTATGAGGGATGGTAGGAATGTCTGAGCGGCGCCGGGCAGTCGTGATCCGCACCTTCCGCCTCTTGACGCACGAAGACGATGCACTGACACGTATTGCCGCTGAATTGGGCGTGCCGAAGGCGACCGTGGTACGGCAGGCCATTGGGGAGTTTGCCGCTGACTTCCTGGAGCGCGTAGACGCATTTCCCGTCAACACGCCGTCGTCGTGGCGGTCGCGGTAATACGCCTGCGGTAGGCGGGTCTGACAATGGCCACACGGCGGGCGGCCATCGGCCTGCCGTGCTGCGATGGCCACGATTGCTGATCTGACGACGGGCGCAACCGCCATGACGGGCGAGGTGTTCACGCACCCCGTCTATGCGGCGTTTCGCCCCGCCTGGATCAAGTTGGCCCATGCCTACGAGGGCACGGGCGGCTTCGCGGACGGTACCTTCCTGATCGCCCACCCGCGTGAGTGGCTCGATCACGCGGCAGACACCCCAACCAAGCCCACCAAGAAGCTCCTTGAGCGGCGGCGTTTGGCGCGCTACGAGAACTGGCCCGCCACCATCATCACGCTGTTACAGGGCGCGCTGTTTCGGACGCCGCCGTCCCGCCGCGCTGGCACTGAGAACGCGCCGCATCCCATCGCGGGTTGGTGGGAAAACGTCGATGGCCTCGGCACGCACCTGACGACCTGGCTACGCCGGGCCTGGGTGCCCGCCGCGGTGTTTGGGCATCAGGTCGTGCTCATGGATCGGCCGCAGCACAGCGCCACAACAGCCGCAGATGTGCCGCCGCTGTTCCTGCGCAGCTACACGCCGCTCGACGTGCCCGACTGGCTCGACGACGACATGGGCCGCCTCGTGGCGGTGGCGCTGCGCGAAAAGGCGCCACGCGCTGCGTTTACCGAGCGCACCACTACCGAATACGTGCGCGAAGTGTCCGCCGATGGGTGGCGCGTGCGTGGCACGGCGACGCCGCAGGTCATCGAGGCGCAGGGACAACACGACTTCGCCGGCGCGGTGCCTGTGGTGCTGCTTTACACGCGCCGCCGGGCGCTCGTGCCGCTGGTCGGCTACAGCCTGCTCGGCGACCCGCAGCTCTACGTGGATGGCTACAACCTGACGAGCGAGATGCGGGAACTACTGCGCAAGCAGACGTTTTCGATCATCAACGTGCCGCTGGGCACGGGCGACCAGCAGGTCACGCCGCAGGCCGCGCAGGCCATGATCGGCGAATCGTCCGGATCGGCCAACATCCTGTTTACGCCAGATCCGGCCAACATCCTGACGCCCGACAACACGAATGTGACGGTGTATCGCTCGGAGCTCGGCGAGTTAGTGCGCGCCATGTTCCGTGCGTCTGGGCTGCCGTGGGAGGCCGACAGCCGCGATGCCGAGTCGGCCGAGTCGCGCCGGATCAAGCGGGAAGACCTCAACCAGGTCTTGAGCCTCTATGCGGCCGAACTGCAGGAGGCCGAGCGCCAGATCACCGACCTCTGGTTCCGCGGCACCTATGGGCCGACGTGGCAGCGCGAGCGCGACGCGGCCCAGGTGTCGATTACGTATCCGCAGACGTTTGATGCGGACCTGCTCGACGACGTGATCGCCCGCGCGCAGGCGGCCATTGGCCTCGACTTGGGCCAGTTGGCGAGCACGCTTCTGCGCGGGCAGGTCGTGGGTAAGCTCCTGCCGGACCTGACGCCTGAGCAGCAGCAGCAGATCCGCGACGAAATCGCCGCCGTGGCCGTGAGCGAGGCTGAAGAGGCCGAACTGCGCAAGCAGCGGTTGGCGCAGCCGGTCACGTCGTTTGGCGCGGGAGCTGATGCCGATGCCTGACGACGTGCAGCGGCTCCTGTCGCAGGCGGAACGCTTCGCCAGGCTCACCGACCAACTGTCGGTGTCGTTTGCCGGGGAACTCGCCACGGTCCTGCGCGACCTCGACCGCGAACTGGTGCGGCTCGTGGCGGATGCCAAGGCGGGGAACCGCACGGCGACGGCGCTGGCCGTGCGCGCCGGGGAACTACGGCGGCAATTACGCGAGGTGCTGCGCGCCGCCGGCTACGACGCGCTCATCGACCGTGCGAGCCGCCGCGCGCTCGATGAGGCGCTTGAGGTGCTCGGCCAGACACAAGTGGGCCGCACCACGCGCCGGTTCACCACGCAGGACGCCACGCGCTTGGAGGCCCTGCGCACGTTGCGCGTCGGGGAACTGGTCGCCAAGGGGGACGAGGCTGCGATCGCGATCTGGCGCACGCTGGTACGTGGCCTGTATGCACAACAGCCGGTGTCGGCCATTGTCGAAGACCTGGCCGAGGCGCTCGATCTGGAGTTTGCCGAAGCACGCACGCTGTACGACACAGCCACCGCCGTCTATGGGCGCGAGATCGAGGCGCTCAAGTCTGGCCCCGAGGATGTGTTCCTCTACAGCGGCCCCATCGACAACCAGATGCGGCCCTTCTGCGCACAGCACATCGGCAAGGTGTTCAGTCGCCGCGCCATTGACGCGCTCGACAACGGCCAGTTGGCCGATCCGTTCCTGACGGGCGGCGGCTACAACTGCCGGCATGTCTGGATGACGCTGTCATCGCTGAGCGACAGCGCCGCCTTAGCGGACACGGGCGAGCGCGTGGCGTATGTGGCTGAGGCCCTCGCGGACGTGCAGCCCAAGAAGCGCGCGAGGGCCGCCTGATGGGCATCGTCGTGCGCAAGTCGTTTGTGCGCCTGGCAGATGCGGCCATCACGACCAAGGCCGACATGCAGGCCGTGGGGCGCCTGGTGATCGAGCGCATCGTCGAGCGCACGCAGCGCGGTGTGGACGCCGGCGGGCAGGCCTTCCGTGGCTACAGCCGCGGCTATGCCACGCGCAAGCGTGAGGCGGGTGGCACGAGCCGCGTAGACCTGCGGGTGAGCGGCGAGATGCTGAACGCGCTGGATATCACCGACGTGACCGAGCGGTCGGTGTCGATTGGATTCAGGCGGTAACGCGATGGCCAAACGCGCCTCACGCGGCACGTTCATTCAGCAGTCGCGCGCCGTGGCGCCGGAACAGAAGGCGCTGTATCACGCGGAACTCGGCGCCGGGAAATCCCGCGTCGTGCGGAACTTCTTCGATCTGTCCGCGGCGGATGCTGAGGCGATCGCAGAACGGTTGCAGGCCGGCCTCAACAAGCGGCTGGCGGCAGGGTTGTAACCACACAGCCATCCCGGCGGCGTCAAGCCGGGCAGCCTACCGCGGCGGGCGTCATGTGCCGCATGGGGATGAGTTGAGATGAGCGAGAACGCAAACACCGCACCTATCGAGCCGAAAGTGCTAGCCGTGCCCTTGAACGACGACGGCAGTATCGGCGCCCTGCCCGATCAGCTGCAGAAGCTGGTCGATGCCCGTATCCGTGAAGCCACGAAACGGGCGCAGGCGAAGGCGGACCCGTCACCCGTGGAGGCCGAGGAACTGCGGCAACTGCGGGCCAGGGTGGCCGAGCAGGAACGGCTGGAGGCGGAACGCCGCGGCGAATACGACAAGGCCGTCAAGATGCGCGAAGACGCCTACGCGGCCGACCAGGCCAAGCTCACGGCGGAAATCGCGCGGCGCACAGAGCGGATCAAGGCCAGTGTCGCGGCCGACATCCGCGCGGCGGCGCTGGAGCACGGCGCTCGGCGCGAGTCGCTCGACGAGTTGGGCACATTGCTTGGCCGGTTCATCGCGCTCGACGACGCCACGCTAGCGCCGGTCGTGCTCGGTGACGACGGGCAGCCCAGCGACCGCAGCGTCGTGGACATGGTCAAGGCGTATCTCGACACCCATCCCCACCACAAGGTGGCCGCTGGCAGCGGAGGAGGCGCCCGTGGGGGCGCGTCGTTTGCTGGTGGACATCTCGGCGGCGCCGCGGCCGATGTCGCGGCGGCGCAGGACCGCATCAACAAGGGCGACCGATCGCCAGACGCGATCAATGCGCTCTACGAAGCCTCGCGCAAGGCGCGGGCCTCGTAACAGGAGGAGCACGACATGGCCTTTACCGGGCTGAGCACCAACAAGCTGTTTACGCCGTCCCTGGTGGGCGAGGACATCTCGGCCATCATGGCGACCCTCACGCCCGTCGAGGCCCCGCTGCTCGATTGGCTCGGGGATGCGGCCACGTTCGCCATGAGCACCAAGCACGAGTACATCCAGGACTACCTGCGGCCTAACTACATCATCGCCTCGACGGCGGTGGCGTCGGCGACGGCCAACACGGCGTTTCAGGTCAACGGCCTCGGCGAGGCGCTGACGGTCGGCACCATCCTGGAGAACGAATCGGCCGCGCCTGAGGTGGTCCAGGTCGTGTCGATCGTCGGTAGCAACAGCATCGTGGTCAGCCGCAACTACGACGGCGTCGGCGTCGGGTCGCTGGCGGCGGGCGGGCAGTTCTTCGTGCGCGTGCCGGCGGGGCTGGAAGGCGCAGACCACGACGGCAGCCACTCGGCGCGGCTGGGCACGCGGCAGGCCAACACGGTCGGCCTGTTCCAGGTCCCGATCGCCACGTCGGGCACGCAGATGGCCATCAACACGCTGGGCGGCGACTCCTACGAGAACGCCCGCGCCAAGGTGTTCACCGAGGTGCCGTTCCGCCTGGAGACGGAAGTTATCCGCGGCGCGCTGAACGCGGCCAACTCGCTCGGCACCACGTCGGCGACCCGCACGATGAAGGGCATCCGGGGCCACCTGACGGCCGTGTCGTCCACTGTGACGGCCACGTCGTTTGCCGCCAATCCGCATCTCTACATCGGCAACGTGATGGACTCGATCTACAGCAACGGGGCCAGCACGAGCGAGGACTGGGGCGTCATCGCCGGCCGCACGTTCTTCCGCAACATCTCGGACCTGAACGACAGCAAGGTCTACGACTCCAACCAGTCGCAGGTCTTCCAGCGCCAGATCCGCTCTTACAACGGGCCGTTCGGCAACATGACCGTGTTCCTATCGCGGGCGCTCCCCGCCACGGAACTGCTCATCGTCAGCCGGCAGCGCGTCAAGGTCGTGCCGCTCCAGGGCCGCTCGTTCGGCTATCAGGAGATGGCGCGCACCGGGGACAACACGAAGGGCATGGTGGTCGGCGAGTACACCGTCGAAGTCCACCACCCCGACGCGATGGGCCGCCTGCGCGTCTGAGCGTAGGCCACAAGGCTGCGAGTCCCGGCACGGTGCGATCCCGTGTATAGGGCCGCAGGACGCGGGCAGGCGACGGCCACACGGACCCCTCCGGTGTGGTCGTCGCCAACCGCGCACGACACAGGAGGGGGATTCGCTATGCATCCGGTCATCGAGGAAATCCTACGCGCCAAGGCGCCGGACCAGATCCGGCACGACGTATTGCGCCGGTGGCAGCAGCAGTTGCGCGAGGGCGGACACGTCAAACGCGGCCAGGCGGTCGAGCAACGGC